TCCAACGCCACAGCCTACACAGCCACGGTGAATGCTGTCACTGGTGGCATTAGGATGAAGTCTCTGACCATTGCAGGCCCGTTGGTGGGCAACGTGACGCTGGCAGGCAGCACAGCTATTGACGGCATTCACGGCAATGTGACGTTGCCTGCCACGGGGCTGACAAGGACGTACACAGGCGCTATCACGCTGTCTGGGTCTACGTCGGGGTTGACGTTGACAACGAACGGGGTAGCGTTGGCCTCAGCTGTTGAAATCAATGGAGTAAATTGTGGGTGGACGCTTGGAAGTGCATTGGACATAGGAACGGCAAGAGTTACCGTCACCAACGGATCGTTTGACCTTGCGACATATAACCTAACAATAGGTCAGCTATTTTCTGGAAACTATAATGACAGGACCATCGCTTTTGGTTCTGGAACAATAGCAATATCACAATCATCTCCTATATTTTTTAGTACAGGAGAATCTGTAGGTGCGGGCCTTTCTATCACAGCAGGCACTTCACAGATAAATATTTCCACTGCCAACCCACAATTATCTGGTAACGGCAAAACCTTCTACAACGTAGCCTTCACCAGCACATCCGCAGGCACCGTCACCATCAACGGAGCCAACAGTTTTAACAACCTGTCCTTCACCGGCATCACCTCTGCTGGCTTGAAGGTCATCAGCGTCACAGCCAACCAGACCATCACCGGCACCTTCACCTGCTCAGCAGGCACCAACGCCACGATGCGTCACTTTGTTCAGAGCAACACGCTTGGCACCACACGCACGCTGACCTGCGCGGCTGTCAGCCTCACTGACGTTGACTTCAGAGACATCACCATAGCCGGTGCAGCAGCGCCAGCGACGGGCACGCGCATTGGCGATTGCAAGGGCAACAGCGGTGTTACGTTCACGGCTGCGGCGAACAAGTATTGGAACCTTGCTGCTGGCGGCGACTGGGGCGGTGCTATTGGTTGGGCTACAGGCAGCGGCGGTACACCGAACATCAACGACTTCCCGTTGGCACAGGACACCTGCTTCTTTGAAGCTACGGGGCTGAACAGCGGCGCCTCCATAAGCATGAACGCAGACTATCATGTTGGTGCAGTTGATATGTCTGCAAGAACCGCCAATACAATACTGTTCCTCACATCAAACAGAACAATATCAGTTTACGGTAATTGGATTAACGGCACGGGGACAACTGTTAGTAATAATGGTTTGCTCTTTTTTGCTGGGAGGGGTTCACAGACCCTTACTAGCGCTGGAGTTTCTTTTGCTTCAAGGCTGGAAGTTAATTCTCCTGGTGGTACGTTGACGCTACAGGACGCCTATCAATCAAGCAACACGAATACCGGCGCGATAGCTTTAACTTCTGGCACGTTTAATGCTGTTACATATAATGTAACCCTTGGCTCTGGCGGCACGTTTACTGTTTCTGGCGCAGCTACGCGCACGGTTGCAGTTGGTTCTGGTACATGGACGAGTTCAGGAATCGGGTCTGCTTGGAACGCGACTACATCCACCAACCTCACCGTCACCGGCACAGGCACCATCAGCCTCACCTCTGCATCTGCCAAGACCTTCGTAGGCGGCAGCATCTCCTACAGCGGCATCACTCTCAACCAAGGCGGTGTAGGCACGCTGTCCGTTAACGGCAACAACACCTTCGCCAACATCACCAACACCTACAAAGCCACTGGTGCCACCACCATCAACTTCGGCACCACAACGCAGACGGTTGGCAATTTCACCGCTGCTGGCGAAGCCGGAAGAGTGTTGACACTGACGGGGACTTCTGCCGCATCCCCCGCGACGCTAGTGCTGACCTCGGGCACGGTGACCACGCCTGACTACCTGACGATCACGGGCATTCGCGCCTATGACTTGACCACAACGTGGTACGCCGGAGCGAACTCAACCAACAACGGGTCGCTGGGCTGGTACTTTGAGTCGGCAACGCCGCCGCCGGTAGTCACGACCGGCGTGTTCTTGATGTTCTGCCGGTGGTGATTGGGTACAGTTGGAGGCCACTTGGTGGCGAGAAAACATGAGCTTGAACATGCAACAGAAGGCCGATCTGACGGCGGAGGCGATGAAGGCCGCTCCGCCTGTCACGGTGGCTGGCGCGACCGTCGCCGGCATCCAGGTGAACGATCTGATCCTGTGGGCCACGTTGGTCTATGTGGTGCTGCAGATCGCGTTCTTGCTGTACAGGTGGCACAAGATGCACACGACCAAGAAGGGAGAAAGTAATGGACCTGACTGATCTGCGCACGCTCAAGGCCCAGGCGGCGGTTGAGCTTCAGAGGCTTGAGGCCCAGGCTACGGCAAAGGAGGTCGCTGCCAAGTCAATCGGCAAGACGGCCATCATCTGGATCTTCCTGCTGGTGCTTGTGGGCGTGGTGTCGTCGGCCTTCTTGGCATCTGAGGCGCTGCCGGCCGTGATCGGACTGGTGGCCACGGCCACGATGGCTTTGATCCAGATGGTCAACGGCATCGTGAACGAGGCCAAGAAGGAAGAGAAGCCGGAGATCACGATCATCAAGGAGTTGATCAGCCGGCTGGACAAACCTGAGCGTCAGGAGCCGACCATGAAGGTCAACGTCGAAGGCGACCGTGTCACCGTGCAGCGCGGTGATGATGTCATCTCCACCAAGGGGTAACCATGCTCTCTCTGCTTTCGACCCTCGGTGGCCTGCTGATCAGCGGCCTGCCCAAGCTGCTGGAGTTTTTCCAAAACAAGTCTGATCAGAAGCACGAGATTGCCCTGGCGCGTCTGCAGACCGAGCGAGAGCTCCAGCTTGCGGCTCAGGGGTACGCCTCCCAGGCCAAGATGGAGGAGATCCGCGTCGAGCAGGTGGCAATGCAGACCGAGGCGCAGATGACCGAGGCGGCGCTCAGGCACGATGAGAAGGTGCTGGAGAAGGCCAGCCGCTGGGTTGCCAACTACGTCGGCACGGTGCGGCCGACGGTGACCTACATCTTCATCATTGAGTTGGTGCTGATCAACGCTGCTCTGACGCTGTACGTCTGGAAGCATCCGGGTCTGATCCAGTCGGTGGATGACCTGATCCGGGTGACGGCGATCATCTTCAGCGAGGACGAGATGGCCATGCTGGGCGGAATCATCGGGTTCTGGTTCGGCAGCAGGCAGTGGAGCAAGAAGTGAAGCTGAGCCCGGAGGGCGCTGCGCTGATGCACCGGTACGAGGGCTACAGGACAAAGCCGTACCTGTGCCCGGCGCACATCTGGACGGTCGGGTACGGGCATGTCCTGTACCAAGACCAGATTCAGCTTCCCATGGTTCGCAGGGAGGGGTATGAAGGCTTCATCCGCATGAACTACCCACTACGTCCGGAGCACAACCGTGTCTGGTCCAAGGAAGAGATTGATGCGCTTTTCGACGCTGACGTCGCTGCTTTTGAGCGAGGTGTTCTACGTCTGGTTCCCGGCTGTGCTGGTCGTCAAGGGCGGTTTGACGCTCTGGTCTCTTTTGCGTACAACGCCGGTCTAGGCAACCTGCAGCGCAGCCAGATCAGGATGAAGGCCAACCGCGGCGACATTGAAGGGGCGGCTGACGCGTTCATGCAGTGGACGAAGGCCGGCGGCCGGGAGCTTCCCGGGCTTGTGAGGCGGCGTACGGATGAACGTGCGCTGTTTCTGAGATGAGCGCAGTCAAGACCGATCCTGCCAAGTGGAAGCGCATCGTCGCCAACGTCAAGGCGTCTGGCAAAGGGGGCTCTCCAGGCCAATGGAGCGCCCGTAAGGCGCAAATGGCGACTCAGCAATACCAACGTAGCGGCGGGGGCTACAAAGGCCCTCAGAGGGCGGATAATGCCCTGGCGCGGTGGACGCGCGAGGACTGGGGCACGCGCTCAGGGAAACCGTCCACCCAGGGTTCTGAAGCGACCGGAGAGCGGTACTTGCCAAAGGCGGCACGCGAGAAGCTGACACCTTCTGAATACGCAGCCACCAGCCGGGCAAAGCGCGAAGGAACCAAGCGCGGGCAGCAGTATGTCCCGCAGCCTGAATCGATCAAGAAGAAGGTGTGGTGATGCCTGCGGTAGTGATGACCTACGACAGTCTGGTGCTGGACATCCGGAGCTACCTAGAGCGCACCGACGCGTCTACGCTGGAGAAGATCCCGACGTTCATCATGCTGGCTGAGCAGGTGATCGCCACGGAACTGAAGTTCCTCGGCAACCTGACGGTGGCCACAAGCACGATGACTCAGGGTCAGGCGACGATCGACAAGCCGGCCCGGTGGCGGAAGACGGTCTCCATCAACGTCACGGTAGCCGGAGAGCGCAGGCCGGTGCTGCTTCGGAAGTACGAGTACCTGCGGGAGTATTGGCCCGATCCCGCTTTGACGGACACGCCGCTGTACTACTGCGACTACGACTACACGCACTGGCTGGTGGCGCCGACTCCGGCTGCAGCGTACAACTACGAGGTGCTGTACTACGAGCGGTCGCAGCCTCTGGACAAGTCGAACCAGACGAACTGGTTCACTCAGTACGCGCCCCAGGCGCTTCTGTACGGGGCTCTGCTGCAGGCGATGCCGTTCCTGAAGAACGACGAGCGCATCCCCATGTGGAAGGCCCAATACGATCAGGTCATGCAGGTGCTGAAGGTCGAGGACGTCGCCCGCATCGGTGACCGTCAAACCATTGCGAGGGATGCATGAGCTTCAACAGCCCGTTCACCGGCAACGTCATCGTTCCGACTGACGTCTCCTACCGCAGCATCACGCTGTCGGCCAACACGACCCTGGAGTGGCCGGTCAACGGCAACGCGACCGCGAACTATGCGGCGCGGATCATGAACGTCACGGCCACCTCGGGTGGGCTGGTGCTGCGCATGCCGCCGGCCAACCAAGCGTCCGTCGGGCAGGATGCGCTGATCCGCAACGTGGGCGCCAACACGTTCACCGTGGCCGACTACGACGGCAATGTCATCATCGTCGTCGCGGCTGGCGAGGCGAAGTACATCTATATCACCACCAACCCTGATGAGGCTGGAACCTGGGGCATCATCGCCTTCGGCGTGGGAACTTCGACGGCCGACGCGGCGAGCCTGGACGGGTACGGCCTGACCACGATTGGGTCGACGCTGAACTCTGCCTATCCGGTGCAGAGCTTCTCGTCTAACTACACCGCGGTGGTGGCCGATCGAGCGAAGACGTTCGTCTGGACCGCCGGGGCCGGCACCCTGACGCTGACTTCGTCAGGCACCTTGGGCGACAACTGGTTCATCTTGGTCCGCAACAACGGCACGGGCACGCTGACCATCGCGCCGTCTGGCGGCGATCAGATCAACTCGGCGGTGTCCTTGGCGCTTCAGCCGGCGGATTCGGCCATCATCTGCTGCTCGGGCTCGGCGTTCTTCACCGTTGGGGTGGGCAAGAACACCGACTTCAACTTCAGCCAGAACACCAAGGCGGTCACCTCCGGCTCGTACGTGCTGACGGCCTCGGAGGCTTCCAACCCGATCCAGAAGTTCACGGGCACGCTGACGGGCAACGTCACGGTGACGGTGCCTCAGACCATCGCCGTCTACTACGTCACCAACCAGACGGATGGCACTGGGGCCGGCTATACGGTCTCCTTGACCACGGGTGTTGCGGGCAGCGCTGGGGCGACTATTCCTGCCGGGCAGCAGGTTATCCTCATCTGCGACTCTCAGAGCCTCTACAACGCCTCTACGATCGCCGCAGGAGCGTCTGTCTTGTCGTTGGACGACGGGACCGTCTCGTCGCCTTCGCTGAACTTTGCCAGCGAGCTTACGACTGGCGTTTACCGTCCGGCGTCTGGACAGTGGGGCGTCACCATCCTTGGAACGCAGCGGGCGCTGCTGCAGGCATCGGGCTTGACGATCACGGGAGGCATCGGAGCCACGGGCAACCTGACTGTAGGGGGAACGTCGACGCTGTCGGCCCTGACGGCTTCCACTGCCCTGGCGCTGGACGGCAGCAAGAACGTCGTGTCGGTGACGAACACCGGCACCGGCAACAACGTGCTGGCCACCTCGCCGACGTTGACGACGCCCAACCTCGGCACCCCGTCTGCCGTGACGTTGACCAACGCTACGGGGCTGCCGCTGTCGACTGGGGTTACTGGGGCACTGCCTGTGGCCAACGGCGGTACAGGGATCACCGCATTCGGCACGGGTGTAGCCACCGCACTAGGGCAAAACGTCACTGGCTCAGGCGGCATCGTGCTGGCCACCTCGCCGACGTTGGTTGGTCCGACTGTAAGCAGTGGAAACGTCACGTTTAGCGGGACTGCGCAGCGGATCACGGGCGATTTCAGCAACGCGACGATTGCAAGTCGCGTGATGTTTCAGACAAGTACGACGAACGGCGCAACAAGCGTTTCTGTGTTGCCCAATGGTTCGTCAACAGAAGCCAACGTTGCGGTTTTTGCAAACAGCAGCCCGACGAATTCTGCGGTTGCTGTGTTGGCAATGACCTCAACAGATGCGCGAGTACTCAGCGCAATAACGGGCTCCGGGACTTACGTTCCTTTGACTTTGCACACCGGAGGCGCAGAGCGCGCCAGAATTGACGCATCTGGAAATGTCTTTATCAACACCACATCAACGGGGCACGGAGGAAATCCAAAGCTGGTAGTAAATGGCGCGTCCGGAAAAGCCATTGAAGCCCGCACTGACCTTGTCAACGACTACGCGCTTACGTGCGGCAATACAGCAACATCTGGTGACAATAATTTTATTTATTTTGGAACCGAGGCAAATGGTACAACCGGACGCGGCAGCATTACTTACAACCGTGCCGGCGGTTTAGTTGCCTACAACACGACTTCAGATTACCGCGCCAAAGACATTTTTGGCCCCGTCAACAATTCCGGCGCAACCATTGACGCGCTGAAGGTATACATAGGAAGGATAAAAGGCGCGACGCAATCGCGTCCAATGCTAGTGGCGCATGAGGCGCAAGCAGTGGCTCCGTACTCTGTGACCGGCGAAAAAGACGCCGTCAACGAAGACGGCACGCCCAAGTACCAACAAATGGATGTGTCTGCGCTGGTGCCGTTGCTGATTGCTGAAATTCAGTCTCTCCGCGCCCGCGTTGCAGCACTGGAAGCATGAAAACCCCCATCCTCGGAGCCGCCTACGTTGCCCGCAGCGTCAATGCACAAGTCTATACCTCGGGTAGCGGCAACTTCACAATCCCAGCAAATGTTACCAAGCTCAAGGTCACTGTTGTTGGCGGCGGCGGGGGCAGTGGGGGCTCTGTGTCTGGAAACACCGGAGGTGGCGGCGGTGGCGGTGGTGCCGCCATCAAGTGGCTAACGGGAATGACCCCTGGAAATACGCTGTCTTATTCAGTGGGTGCGGGCGGCACGGCGGGCACTTCTGCGCCAGGAAACGGCGGCGCTGGGTCTGCTAGTACGGTGGCTACTGGTACGACAGGAACGCCGCAGACGATCACTACACTTACTGGCAGTGGAGGCGGCGCGGGGCTTGCGGGCGGCAGCGGCGGCAGCGGCGGGGGTGGAACAAACGGAGATCTTAACGTCCCCGGCGGCAGCTTTGGCGGCTATGGAATTGGGGGCGATAGTATATATGCATCCGCTTCTCCGTATGGCTCACTTGGAAGTGCTGCATACGGCGGCGGCGCTAGTTCTTCGCCTTCGGCTAGCGGTCCTGGCGCTGCAGGTGCTGCGGGCGTGATCATCTTCGAGTGGTAAGCCATGAACTTCGACAACGCACTCAGTGTGGTCATCAAGCGCGATGGGGGTTTGCTCGACCGCGCCCTTAATCAGGGAAAAGCCGACAATATGGGCAACACCAAGACAACGGTTTGCAGCAAACTTCCGCAAGACGTTTGTTGACAGAGACAAGTCCAATGACTCAGAAGGTCTTCGCCCTTGACACGCAGCCCGGCATCCAGCGGGACGGCACGGTCTTTGACCGGCAGTTCTACACGGACGGCCGGTGGGTGCGCTTTCAGCGTGGGCGCCCGAGGAAGATGTTCGGCTTCCGCCGCATCAGCGAGACGCTCAAAGGGCCGTCCAGGGGGATCTGGCTGAACGCCTTGAACGGCTTCAACTACATCTTCAACGGGTTCGCTTCTGGCCTGCAGGTGCTGACGATCGACGACTCCGGGGTCGGGGCTGGCATCTCCAACTTCACCCTGACAAACTTCACCTCAAGCCCGAAGAACCTATGGCAGTTTGACGGGTTCTACAACGCCACGGGTGGTGTTGCATCTTTGGTGGCGCACCCAGGCCAGAACCTGGGCGAGATTGACAGCACGACCAACACTCCGGTGCTGATCGGCAACATCAACGGCACCACGATGTCGCAGATTGGGGTGTTCACGGACTCCCTGACGCTCAACGGCACGACCACCGCAACCCTGGCGGCGGCCAACATCCGCATCGGAGCCGGGCAGAGCGTCTCAGGGTTGAACATCCCCGCCGGCACCACCGTCACTGCGGTGGTGGGGACAACGGTGACGCTCTCCCAGGCTGCCACCGGTTCGGGGACGGTGACGGCGACGTTCAACAACAACGTCTCTGTCTCTGGGGG